TTAGTTTTAATAATGGATCACCACCTACTTCAGAACTAATTTTGTCCTCTTCTTTAGCGTAATCTACCATCATTTCAGCAATTAACTTGGCTTTTCTTGATTCAATTTGAGAAGTTATTTGTTGAATCCTTTGTTGCATTTGAATTGCTTGTGGATTTTGCATCATTTGTTGTTGCATTTGTGGATTTTGCATCATTGGTTGTAATTGTTGTTGCATCATTTGTAATTCTTGCATTTCTTCTACAAATTCTAACTGAATTTGTTCTTGTGCCATATAAGAAATATGTTCAAGTATGTTTTTTTGTAAACTCATCATAGCTGCAGGATTATTTTGTACCATAGAGATAGACATAAACGCTAAATGCGCATCAATATGTGCTTTGTGGTCTTGTCCTGGAAACGCTTGAAACGGTTTTCCACTTGTTGCCATAATATTTTCTAATGCCGGGTCCATTGGTTGTGGTGGAGCAGGCGGTGGCAAGATTGCATTTACATTTTTCACACCCAGCGCATCATACATAGATCTATACGCTTGGTATAAATTATGCATACGAGGATTTGATTGCGCTAGTTGTAATTGACTTTGAGCAATTGAGATTCTTTGCGTCTGTGAGAAGATGTTTGGATCTGCTACAGGTAAAATATCTATTCTGTCATCAAAGTCTTGTACTTTAATTTCTCTAGATGCACCAGGTACATCATATGGATACACCGGTGGTAAGTATGTTTTAAATACTTCTGCTAATAATTTAAATTCTTGTTTAAGTCCGACATATATTCTTTTGTGAATAGCAGACATTACTCTAGAGCCGCGCTCAAGAAGAGCAACTGTAGTTCCAACTGCAGCCTGTTGATTCATATCACCCACTTGCATATCAGCAATGGCTGCGAATCTTTGACCTGCGTTAACTACAATACCCATCAATTGCAACAAAGTTGCATCAGGACCTTTGAAAGGTAGAGTCATAAACTGATCTTTGATGTTTCCACCAGGTGCATCTACGTCTCTAAACTCTCCAGGTTGTAATGGTTGTGCATCATCTCTAACTCTAATACCACGAGACTTAAATCCTGCTGGCAAGTTTGCTAAAGTTCCTGCATCTAATAATTGTCTTAAAGCTGCTGTTGCAGTTCTAGTTAAACCACCAATCATATGAATTAAACCAAAACCATAAAAACCAGTTCCGGGTAAAAATTTAAACTGCACAAAGTAGTTTACTTTTTTCTTTAATGGATCTTGTTCACCATAGTTTCTTCTAATCGATAAAACTTTTTGTCCTGCTTGGGATACAGTTACAACGTATGGAAGTTTAATTCCTGTAGGCTCACCATCTTCTCCCATATCTTCATAACCTTCTAGATCTAAATTAGTATGAACTTCATACAAAGTATATTGATCCTCTTGGCCATCTTTATTAATTCCTTCAAGTTCTAATTTTTTATCTTCTAGTTGATTTTCAGTAACAGGTGGTTCACCTAATTCTATGTCTCTATAAAATCCTGCCACTTGTTGTTTTCTTAAATCATTTTCAGAAATTTTAATTACGTGAATTACTGCTTCCGCATCTTCTAAACTGTTTGCAGAATAAGGTACTATTAAATCATCAGCCGGTACAAACTTTGATACGGCTCTACCTAAAAGATCATCGTAATAAACTTTCTTAAAGGTAGATCCGGATAGAGGGAGGTAAAAAAGCATTTGATCAAACTCTGGTTCATATTCTTTCATCTGATCCATAATTTGATAGTTCATAAAATCTTTAACACGTTTAGATTGCTCTTCTTTAGCAACATCAACTGCTCCTAAAATTTGAGTTCTAACCGGACCATCTGCTGGTAATAATTCTTTGTAAGCTTGCGCTTGAAACTGTGTAACTGCTTCAGCAAGTACAGGATGGTTAACACCACTTGCACCTCTGAAAGGTTCTGTTCTTCTCTCATATTTAAATCCTAAAAGATCTAAACCGTTTCTATAAGTATCTTCCCAATCACCACGTGATTCTTTATACTCATTGTAATGGTCTACCATTTTAGCACCTAACGGTTCTAAAATATCATCTCCTAAAAAATCTGCTAGGTTTTCAAAATGATCTTGGCCACCCTCTGGTGTAATAGCTCTAGGGTCGAATGCAATCTCTGCACCACCCTCTTCGTCCATAGTAACTTCTACATTGCCTTGTTGATTTTTCTTCTCAACAATCTCATCTCTTTCTTCAATTAATTCTTCTTGCTTTGGAACTTCAACAACGGTTTCTGTTACGTTTGGAAGTGGTTTATCTATTGTAGCCATTTATTATTTTTCCTCTTTATTGAACAGGTTATATATGAATCCCTCTTCATTTTGATATTTCTTATACTGGTCATATGCAGTCATAGCTGTACTTACTGCAAGTCCCGGTAAACCTGCAAACCTGCTTATACCCCTAATTGTAGCAGGATTCAATCCTAATCTCAAGGCACTGTTTAGTTTACCAGATTCAGCTATCCCTGATACTTTTGATAAAGGCTCCATTGCAGCAAGACCTATCCAGTTCATTGGGTCTTGAGCAATCTCTGCTGTAGATTTTCCATCTTTTACTTGTTGACCTACAAAGTAAGAATCAATTAAGGCAGTAGGTAAAGGAGCTCCAACTTTAGCTAGAGTTTTACCAACTGTTTTTAAAACGGTTGGACTTGTCTTTGGTGGTTTAGTATCAATATCAACAGGTATTGGATTTTCTTCTGCATATAATTTTAAATCTTCAGTAACATTCTTAACAGCAAAATCCGGGTTATTAGTTTCTACAATTGCACCTATATCATTGTTCCATTTTAAACTAACTTCTTCAAATTTTTCAACTGGATCTGCAATTTGTTTAAAACCTAAAGATTTAGTTGGAAAAATACCATCATCTACATTTGGTTGTAAAGTTACTTGTATATCTTCAGCTGTTTTTAAAATATTTTTTACTTTAGGATCATCAGGATTAGGATTAGACTCAATAAACTTTTCAGCCATTTCTTTAAAACCACCTGCTCTATTATAAGGACCTGCAATTAAATTTCTATTAGCGGGTAAATTTTTACCTCTTCCTTTTTTATAAATATCTCTTTGATGATCTATTTCAAACAGCCCTCTTTCTTTTAAATATTTTTCAGTCAATCCTGTTGGAACTTTTACTATATCCCCTTCTTTAGAAACTGTAATAGAAAGTTTTTCCATTAAATCTTTATTATCTAAAACTAATTTAGGATTATTTCTAATAGGCTCATTAAGTTTTCTAGTTTCAGATCTTTGTTCTAAATTTAATTTTTTCTCTCTATCTGTTAAAGCAACATCTTTCTTTTTAATTCTTCGGTTAACTCTTCTCTCTGCTTTAGCCGTTAAATCTTTTTCTCTTTTTATTGGATCCGCTGCTCTTTTTAATCTTTTTCTTTTATTAACATTTTTTTGAAATTTTTGTTCAAAAGCTTCAATAGTATTTTTAGCTTCTGCTCTTGCTCTTTTTTGTTGGGCACTCATCCCTGATCCTAAATTTGGTTTTATGTATTTTGGAATATAATTAGGATCGGCAGCCATATTTTTATAATCATCTAAATATTGTTCAAAGGTAACAGTGTCTGCTATTGACATTGCACCTCTAGCACCTGTTCTTAATTTAGTTCTTTGTTGAATAGTTAAATCATCAAAACTTTTACCATAAAGTTTTTGAGCTTTATTTTCTAGATCTGGATTAGAAGGTAATCTTTTACTTCCTAATTTTTTATCTGTTTCAAAAGTTCCAAATTGATTTTTAACAATGGCCACTATCGCCTCCTAGTGAACATCGTAGCGAGGCCAGTTGGTACAGAGCCACCTTTTGCTCCGTGTAATGCATAACCTCTTTCAGAGCTGGCTTGGTTACTTTTACCTGTTGGGTTAGCAGATGTGTCTGGACCACTTACAGAGAAATCTCTACCATCTCTTTGTTGTTGAGCTTTATATTCATTTGCTAATCTGTTTGTAATAGCATTTGCATCTGCTCTATTCGCTGCGGATGCTTCCATTCTTTCTCTTTCTTTTTGCTCTCTATTAATTCTTTCAACTTCAAGTCTATCTTTGTAAGCTTGTACTTGTTTGGTATAAAAACCATTTATTTTACTCATTGCAGAAAGAGTTGCTGGATTTAAATTATTAATATCAAAATCATCTATTCTTGAACTAAAGAAATCTGTAAGCTCTCCTAATCTTTCATTCATTCTATCTGTATAATTTCTTGTAGTATTTCCTGTTAATCCTAGAAAGCCATCTTTTTTATCAAAAGTTGCTAAACCAAATTCATCTCTTGCACCTGTATTTCCAAAGCCTGCACCATCAACCGTGTATTTACTTTGTAAACTTTTATCACCTTGTGGTCCAAATGCATTGCTT